TTGGCAGACACCTCGGTGGAAGTGTTCTGGAAGTAATTTCGATTTGCCATTGCGGAAGTCCCCGGATTTGCCACCCAGTGCATCGCAATTGCATCGGTACGGCTCCGCTTGGTGTACGGGCGATTGTGTGTCAGATATTGATTGGTAATCGTCATTTTTCTAGCTCCTTTCAGGCGTTCTCCTCAACTTCCGGCAGTCCCGCCACGCTTGTCAGCACGGACAGTACGCCTGCCAGCAGCGCAGAGCTGCCTACCATCACCCAGCTGACATCCTGCATCACCGCAGCCACGCCGATGACGCCAACAGCAGTCTGCGCCATGGTCTTGACCGCCCGGATGCCGGCTGCTTTCAGCCACTGTTTCCAGTTTCGGTTTTTCATTTCTTCAGCTCCTTTTCCAGTTCCGCGATTTTGCACTCGGCGAGCAGGACACGCTCCTGCACCCCGTTGTGCTTGTCCACACGCCTTGACAGCACTTCCACGTCTTTCCGCAGTGCGTCAAGGCGTTCTTTCAATACTGCGGTTGTCTTGCTCTGCATCAGCGCAGAGCCTGCCACAGCCCCTGCCGCTGCAATGCCGGCGGTGATGATCTCTGTCCAGTCCAATCTCTCTCCTCCATTCTAAAAATACCATCCAAAGTGAGCGTGCCACGTGTCGCCAGTAGCGATTGCTTCTGGAACCGTTATAAATATTCCGGGGTTTGGCTTTTGGCTTGAAGATATCACTCCAAAATATTCAGGCAAGTTGTCCCCCGATGACACACTCGATCCTTTTGTCTTATATGCGTGAAAATAAACATCTTTTTCTGACGCAAAATCTTGTTTAACATTTCCGACCCAGATGCGATGCGGATCGCTGCTAGAAGAAGCAATATTTTTTGTGATTGTAATCCAAAAATATATTTCAATATAGTTTCCAACAATTCGAAAGCCGCAAGAAGGTGAAAAATAATGATAGTCCATATCATGTGAGGAAATATGCTCAACATCAAATGGAAGCCATCCGGTATCTTCCGGCTCATCAGAATTGCTGTTCTCTGCGATTTTCGCCAACAGTTCTGTCAATCTGCTGTCTGCCCCAGGTAAATCACCATCATACTCTCCGCAATCTTAGCAAGATACGTTTCCAATACATTCATGTTAAATCACCCTTTCATGCTGTCGGCTGTCCTCCGGTGCTGTCACTTGTTGCACTCGCCGCAGATGTAAGCGCCGACCATGCCGACCACGCACCAGAAGCCAAGCTTCTCATATAAATTTTATTGTTATGCGGATAAAATGCAACTTGGAATTTTGCTGAAGCTGAAATACAGCTTGCAAGCAGCAAGAATGGATAGCCCGCAACAGGTGTGTTTGTGCAGGTGTTTTTCGTGTCTGCATAGTACAGCGTGAACAATTCCATTGCTAAACTGTCCAGATTCTCTGTTGTCAGTTGTGTGGATATTGTGCCAGCAAAGTTGACGTTGTCAAGTAACGTACGCACGCCCTGCCATACGCCGCCTGTGCCCTGCTTATTCCAGCGTAGATTCCCGGCTGCTTCCATATCAGAATATATAATCATCCCTCGCCTATTGCCGTCATCATACCCATTTCTGTGACGTGTAGAAATGATGTTATAGTACGTGCTGCTCGATGTATTTTTATATGTCCCGATAAACGATTTACACAAAGGCACTTGATCAATCATTGACCCATTTGCTTCCATGATACCGCCGGCAACAACAGTAGGCGATGCGCTGCTTGATTTGGTGACGCTGACGATGATCTCTGTTTGATTGGCTGCGGTGTCGAGGTCGCCGGTCATTACACCGCCGGACACAGGCAAATACGTCGATGGGATATCGTCTAATTTCTTTTTGTCTCCCGCCGTCAGTAAGCCATCTTGGCTTTCTGTGGCAGCTGCGGGAATATCATCCAGTAAAGCAACCGTACCAGATTTGTCTTGAAATTCAACAATTGCATACGTGCTACTACCAGTGTATTTTCGAAATTCAGCTCCGCTTTTAAGGCTAAAGATTTTGTTTGCTCCAACTTCATTGAAGGTGACTATGCTCCCAAAACTATTCGCAAATTCTACCTGAATATCTCTTATGCAAACTAGTTCACTTTCAGTTGGCGTTCCCTTTACAGGATCACATCCTGCCCAAATCAATCCGCCAGAGTACGTTGGAGCACGATTACCAATTGTATATGGTTGTGACCAAGGAGATACAACTGGATTAGTGGATATCTTTTTCTTCTTACCACTGCTATCTTCAAAAGTGACATAATAATCATTCGAAGGGCGTGACACATCGCATATTGCTGTCGTTTGTGTGCTTTGTAACTCCTGCACCTCAGCTTCAAGCTGTTCCACCTTTTCAATGACCGTTTCCGCCTTAGAGCCATCTACAGACTTTAAGATTTCAATCTCCACCGGCGTTCCGATGACGTCGAGCTTGCTTTTCAGCACAATCCACTTGCTGTCGATGGTATAATCATCAATCGGAGTAAGCTTCATGCCATTCACATAGACATTCACAACGTCAAGCGCATCATTGTACTGCGGTATCTGGATCGGCACACGCTCTGTTATACCAGTAGTCACATATTTTTGCGTATACCGACGGATAAGCGTTGATGTGGCAACCGTTTCTTTGATTTTATTAAACCATGCCCAAAAAGCACTGTCATACTGCGCAAAAAGCTCTGTTGTGTCGATCTGATCGATCAACCCTGTAACCCAGCCGCATACATCTTTTTTCGGGCGCTCGTCGGTGATCTTCGCTTGTGTGATTTCAGTTACGCCTGCACCTACATAAATCTGTGCGAGAGAGAGTTCCCATGTACCGCCATCTTCACGAGTCAGAGCAGGCGCAGCGGGTGTTTTGGCAGTCGTGCCACGCTTTACAGCAATCTCAATGTTTCGCTTCGCCTCCTGCGGGTTGAGACGCAGTACAACTCTGTCAATACGGTTAAGTGCCACGTCGGCAGCTGCCAAAGTCAGCAAATAAGGCGAATTGTTGTCAATCCACTTGCAGTTGATGAATCCCCATCCCGCATTTACCTGCACTGTCATGCTCTGCGATGCCTGTACTTGCATATTGTCCGATGGTGTTGCAAAAACGCCGTTGGAAATCAGTTTGAGATAATAATTTGAGATGTCATCCGCATCATACTGCCGGTCATGGTTCACCGAATTAAAAAAGCCAAACTTTACTGCCATTTTATCAACTCCATTCTGAAAAGGTCGGAACTATCTTGTAGCCGTTTTCATCCTCGACCTCTGTAATTTCTGTTACAATCGCTGTTCCTTTGATACCATATTCATTAACAACTGACACTTTATCGCCTAAGTTGTAATCAACACCGTAGCGATACTGATTCACATCCAGCATCTCACCAGAAAACTCAACGGTTTCTTTGGTGCTCTCCAATTCCTCTGCGCCCTGCATGCCGAGTAAAATCTGATAGTCTGCCGGTGACAGCGTTTCCTCTGCGTTGCTTGATGTTGTTCGTGCATCCACCCACAGTTCCCTCAGATACAGTCCCTCACGGTGTACCAGCGTTTGCTTCACGATTACACGATCTTTCCCCTCCCCCTCTCCGGCAACATACACAGCATTATACAAGGATGTGGTGTCTCTTGTGTATTCTGTTTTCCCAAGGTTCTCAAATTGCGGAGAGAAGATAACCGGTGGTACAAGTGTTTGCTGGGTACTTCGATTTGTCCCCTTATACAGTTCAAAAACGATTCTGCCGCCAACAAAACGGCATCTGAACCCGTATTCATTTGCTTGGCAAATTTCTTTGATTGTCGTAAAGAGATTCTTTCCAGTTACCTGCTTGTCAATTTTTTCCGAAAACCCATTTGTATTGCCGAGAGAAAAGATATCAATTTTTCGATTCGAATCGCTTGGAGAGATGATATTTTCCGTGATAAGCTTTCGAATACAATTTTCTGCCGTTCCTGTAAAGCTTGTTTGTTTCGGCACAATTCTGCGCTCTATAATGCTGTCGATAGACCTACCGGTAATCGTTAGATAGTCGCCGTTCTCATCATCCGTTGTCAATGACATCTTTTCAAAAATCATCGCATTCTCATCATCTCCTGCTCTTGTCAATATCGTCTGGTCGGTGAAAAGTTCCAGAAGCTTCCGAGATGCTGGGACATACAATTCAAACTCTCCTGCATCTACAAATCGCTGTACCCATATCACGGAGGATGCATAATCAATAAGCGCTGTTTTCTGATATATTCCATTGATGTACTGCCACACATAAAGTACCATCATACTCCTCCATACAAAATTGACGTTGCAAACTTGATTCTCACGTCGTCAGCGCCGCCCTTTGACCGAAATGTAAAATCATTATCCCCGAGAGCAAGGCGAAACCAACTTGAATTAGATGTCACATAATTTAGCATGTTAATCGTTTCACCGCTTCGCTTCATCGACACACCCATTTTGCCTGATACAGTGCTGATCGTTACTTCATCACCAGCGATAAAGTTATAATCAAACCCGAATAGTTCTCCGGTCGTCATGTTGTATATTTTAAGATCGCTCACCGCATCTGATATCTCAACAGTGATCACACATCCGCACTCCACATCACCGTCATTTTTGATGGTGCATAAAGGTGTGGAAAGTATCTCCGAAAACGGAATAGGCGTAGAAATGGCAAACGGAAACTCAAAAAGTTTTGTAATGCGGGACAACTCATGATATAGCGCCTCAAGGCTTTCCCAAAAAGGTCTAGGGCATATGAGTGATATCTGCATCTGTTCTCTTTGCACAAAGAGGTCTGCTTCCATCGCCTCTACATATCCAGTTATTTTCACATTGCGATTTGCATTGGAAAAATAAATGATGCACGGCGATTTCTGCGGAAACATTTTGTACAAGCGTTGGCGATTCCCCTCAATATCGCCATTGAGCACCACCGTTAAGACAATGTTTCTTTGATCCACTCTAGCAGAGTTGTAAAAAGTCCCATCCATCCCACCGCCTACGCTTGTGTTTATCAATGATTTCGGTGGAGTAAGTCCGTCTACATGTACGATGGCATAATTTTTGGTATCA